GACCTGTTACTGATTCGTAAGATAGTCTTGCCCACTCCATTACTGCTTGAGCTCCGGAAGGTGTAATTGGATCATATAATGTCATATCCATATCATTCCACATTCTCTTTCCTCTAATCTTACGATAAGAGTTGATGTGGTCTAGTACAACTTCCCCATCTTCAAACGAAGGAGCTGATACTGTTTTTACCATGAATGATGGAATGTTATCCATATACATGATGAATCTATTCTGTACCTTCGGTTCGAAGGCTCTAAACATAATTTCGTTTGGATCTAATACTGCCATTTTTATTTATTGTTTATTATAAATATCTTAATTTAAATTTATCCTGCAAAAGTTGCTCCTGTTGGCTCAATTGTAAAGTCTAGTACTATGAATTCAGCAGTCTTGGCTGGTTGAATAAAGATTTGACCTATAAGTTGATTTCTGTCTACTACGTCTGCAGTGTTATTTGTGTCGTCCATTACTACTCTATAAGCGTAAAGACCTTGTCTCTGTACTACTGACTCTAAGTAAGGATTAACTCTAGCTAAGAATCTATTTCTAGTTGTTAATGTGTTTTGCTCGAATACTAAGTTTCTTGATTCATCGCCAATAAACTTTTTCAATTCAATTAACAATCTTCTTACATTTACTCTATCTAAAGACGATGCTTTAGTTTGTAAAGTTTTTTGACCGAATACTGAAATGCCTTGTCCTGGGAAAGAAGCGATTGGGTTAACTTTTTTGGAGTATAGTGTATCTCTCTGAGTTCTTGTTAATCTCTTTTGAGCTTGTATTACTCCTGTAATTCCTCCTCTTACTAATCCTGCTGGTGCAAACCAAGGTGCTGAACTATTATCTGTAAAAGCATATACTCCTGGTATTACAACTGATGCTGGAATCCATTCGTTTCTTCCTGTTGCAGATTTAGTTTGTAACCATGGCCAGTATGATGCTGCATAAGAGCTGTTAAGTCCTGTTGCTTGCCCTGTTACTGTACTTTCACCTGTTACGCTATAATCTACTAAATCAACTACTGATATACAATCTCCTCTAGTCTCTGCTAAAGATATAATACTGTCTATTTCTGTAGCATGACCGGTTAAGTTATAAGCTAATCCTGGTGCTGAAATAATATTAAATATATAATCGTCGCTGTTTTCCAATACTGATATAATATCGGAATAACAATCTGCGGTTAAACCTTGTGTATCTATTCCGTCTATGTCACCGAAAAATTTAGCTTGTCTATCTGCAGCAAAATGTCCTCCAGTTGCTCCAAAGAATGATCCTGATTGTGCTATTGGAAGAGAACTAGCATAACTTACTCCTTGTGAATCTGTGTTGATTGTTACTCCGTCGTTTGCTAAGTAATCTAATGTTTGTGCCGGTACTGAATGTACTCTTACGTAGTTAGATTTATTAACATATTCTCCTTGGGTAGAAATGTATTTTGAACCATCTCCGTCTGTTGATAATACTTGACGTTGGTTTCCTATAATACTTTCTATATAGTTAGGAGAATTAGGATCTAGAGATACATTATTAAATGTCTCTAGCACAATTTTATTTTTTAAGCTATCATCTCCTTGACGAATGCTTAATGTAAATGTTCCAAGATCGCTATTTACGTTACTTATTTCCCATCTTACGTTATCCGAACTACCATTAACTAGTGAGCTATCAGAATTTTGTGGGATATTATTAGCATTAGTTGCATTATTATATATTGTTCCTTCTCCTAAAGTTGATAGTATAAATGAATTTGTAGTAGTAGATGTTGTTTCTGTACCTCCTGCTAAAGTTATTACTGCAGTTGCTGAAGGATCGTTTCCAGCAGCATCTCCTACTCTAAGTATATATCCGTTAGCTGCTATTCCTGCTACTCTACCGTCTAGTTGTAGTGTGTCTGATGTTGCATTATCTCCATGTACTACTGCTATATTGGCTCCATCGATTGCTGCTCCTAAGTTGTCTACTGTTTCGTCAGCATCTGCTCCTGGAGAGAAGTACCATTGATTCGCCGATGGAATATCGTCAGGTACATCTCCTACAATTGCTGTAAAGTTGTATTCAGTCCCGTCTGGTGCTTGAATAATATACTGTTGAGTATCGTCTGCTTGAGCAAAACTAGCTACGAATCCTGTTGCTGTTGCAACACCTGTAGTAGATGTAGTATTACTAATAGTAGTCGATGTAGCAGCATCGAATGATCCTGTAACTACCCTAGAAACTAATACTGAGTTACCACCTTGTTGAAAATAATTTTTAACTGCGATAGAAGTTAAGAATTCATAAGAGTTCGAACCTGATGCAAAAGTAGTACCAAATTTCCTTACATACTCACCATAAGAGGTAACTAATGTTGGGATTTCTACTGGTCCTTTTACTGCTGGTCCGATAATTGCAGCTCCTGCTGTTACAGGGGCTGGTTGAATAAATGAAATATCATTTTCTCTTGTGAATACACCTGGAGAGATAATTGTTTCTGCCATGTTTAATGAAGTTTATTTAAATGTCTTTTATAAATATCAGCTTATTTTGTAAACCGTTCCTGTAATGTACAGGTAGTTATTTGTATATAAATAGGAAGGGAAGGTACAAAACCTCCCCCTCTTAATAATCTTAATAAACTTATGAATTTACTTTACTTCTTTTACTACTTCTTCTTCTTTTACTTCTTCTGTTGGAATGAATTCCCCATTCTGTAAATCGATAGATCCTTTTCCGTATTTTTCTTCTAACTCCTTAACTACAGCAGATTCTTGCTCTTGTGTTTCTGTTAAGTACTGCTCGATGTTAGCCTTACGAGTTTTTAAATCTATTTCTGCTAGGCCTACGTTTCCTAATTCAACTTTTACAGCTTGAACTCTTTTTTGGATTTCTTCAATCTTTCCTAACTCTTCTTTTGATAACTTTTGATTTGCCATTTTTTAACTTTAAATTAATCGATTAAATTATATATATTATATAATATAAGAACTAATATCTAGTTCTACAACTTTTATTTTACTTATTTTGTTTTTTTTTATTTTTATTCTCCTACTACTAGAGTAACTGAAGTTGGAGTTTGTAATTCTGTGATTTGTGAATCTAATCCTCCTTGGATTACATTTACTTGCTCTTCTCCCATTGCTGCTTTTACCCATTCTATAATCGTAGCGTGTGTAAGATCGTCAAATGCTGTAAAGTCGTTTTCTGAGTCAAATTGTAGAGCTTGTGTACCAATACTAGTTGCATTAAATGCGTTGTCGTTTGCATCTACAGCATCAGATGTTGCTGTTACTCTCCAATGTACGTTATAAATAACGTTTGTCTGTCCTCCTTCGGAAGGATGTACATCTACTGTTTTACAGTCCCAATTGTAAGTATTCATATTTTATTTTATTAAGTGTTGAACTTTAGTTTATTGTTCTTTATATAAATATATGTAAAATAACTTTAACTACCAACCTTACCTACTTTATTAAGGTAGACTACAGAAATTCATATTAACATCTAGTTGATGGAGTGTCCATGTGTAGTTATTAGTTAGTCCAGTTCTCTTAACGTAGTATATGTAATAGTCGTCGATTGTTGAGCCAAGAGATCCTTCTAATCCCGGTACATTTGCTTGCGAATCGTAATTAGCGTTTGTAACACCGTTTACATATAGGGTATCGTCGGTGCCGGCGCCATTTACTATGTAGTAATCATTATAGTTGTCATGTAGCGGTAAAATTGCTCTTGGTATTGAGGTCGGGCCTGTAGTAGTTATATTGTTTATAGTCGGAGTACCGGCAGTTGATATATCAAAACCAGTACTTAGTGGTATCTCAAATACACTTACTGATGTTGGTGATGATGTTTTAGATGTTACAGCATAAATACGGGTACCAAAGTAGTTAAAGTGAAAAGCTCTTAAGGATTCGCCGGTAGGCATTACTAAATTCAATGTTGTTCCACTAGTTGACATAGTAGTTATATCCCAGGCTGCCGTAAGGTTATATTCGACAATACTGTTGGAATTATTATGTGATACATAAGCTTTCTCTCCATTATTAGCCAATTGAAAAAGTGCAAAATAATTACTTAGTGATGGGCTTGCTCCAACAGCTGTAATTGTAGAGGTTAAATCATGAGCGGTTGCTATACTCATTTGTACAATTCTCTTACTGGAGTATTGAGGAATGTACATCCTCATACCGCCTGCTGATACGTACGGTTGGACTTGTGCACCATTTGCTGATCCGGTTATAAATGAAGTAATATCTTTAGAATCACCGGTGGTGATGTCCCCTATATCCCAATTAGGATTGCAAAATGGTATTGCTGTATAGGGTGTATCTATTACTTTCTCTACATTTAATCTTCCTACATTTAGAATTTTATTCATATTAGCTGCTATTACTCCGTTTACTATTTCCCCAAAACCTGTATCTAAAGTATATTCAATCCTTGGGTAGTAGGAAGAGTTGTTGTAGTAAAAATCAGAAACAGTTGCTAATGTAAGTCCGGGTTCTTGGTCCGAATAGTCAAAAGTATAGTCGCATAAACCTATATTAAAGTTGCTATTTCCTACAGCATCTGTTTTAGCATCATTATTAAGGGCTATTGTTTTTGCAGTTCCTGTTCCACCAGGTCCCATATTAAATACACCTGAATAGGGTGTAGTGAAATCTACATTATAATCACTTGTACTTAATTGTGCAGTTAGACCTGAACCCCATGTGTTAGTATTCTTTACAGCTATTATATTCTTATAGTTAGTATACCCTGATGATTTGTAAAGTTTTAGATGTAGACTTGTTATCGTACCTGATACACCTGAAAAGTCAAAGGATAGCATACATCTTTCTATTACCCAGTTTTGCCCTCTAACTGTTTGCTCATAGGCATCGGGGGACATAGATGTTGGGTTAACTATTCTTGAAGAACCCGTGGTATCGTCTCTAGCGTCACTCCAGGTATAAAGTGTTGTATCTAGTTGATTTCTTACTAGTCCGTCTATTGACTGTTTACTTGATGGTATTGTTGGCATAACTCTGGTTTATAATTACTATTCTTTACCTATAACTCCAATGCCATCTCCAGGACCAGGAGCTGGTGTGTATCCACCTTCTACTGGTGCAGTTGGTGTGTATGGTTCTCTTTTTCCTTCTCTTGTATATATAGGCATATAGTAGGTATCAGTTGTATGGTATTTATTAGCAGGTATTGACTTAACTCCAAATTCACTAAGTCTTATTTTTTTATATGTAACACCTCTTTTTTCTTGTAGTTCTACTGTAGGAAGTAAGTCCTGCATAGGGTTCCACCAAGTCATCCTACCGCCAGGTCCTAATAGCTTTGTAATATAGTTTTTCAGTTTCTTCATGTTAGTATCGTTGTAAGTATCAATAAAAATACCATGATACTGTCTTAGTCCTGATTTTTCAAAATCTTTTTGAAATTCTACATACCAGTCTTTACCTGAAATAACGTTTACTCTTTTGTGTGCTGTTTCTT